ATGAGTTTCATTATTTGTGATAGCACAGCACACAAGCTAGTCGATGTTGTAAGAGATAGAAAATCTTACAGTTTGAAAAAGTATTTTCATCGTTTTGAGCCTAAGACTAGATTAAAGGTAAAAACTATCTCAATCGACATGTACTTACCGTACATTCAATTAATAAAAGAAATGTTTCCTAACGCAAAAATGATCATTGATCCTTTTCACATTCTACAAGCCTTAAATAGAGGATTAAATCGAACTCGGTTACGTGTCATGGATAAGCATTGTTATAAAGACCCTAAATTATATCGAAAGTTAAAACATTATTGGAACTTGATTTTAAAGAATCCTAATGAACTTCAGAACTATAAATATAGTCGTTATATGATTTTTGAAAGTTTTATAACAAGCAAAGGAATCGTAGATTATATCTTAGAAAACAATCCATCTCTTAAAAATGATTATGAGGTTGTACATTCACTTCGTGAATGTATTCAGGACAAAGATTATATAGAATTCAAGGAAACGATTGAAGCAGCTACACAATTAGACCTATCTCCTGGTTTAAAAAGAGTATTAAAGACTCTAATTACTTACCTGCCACATATTCAAAATACTTATGAGCATCCAACTAGAACAAATGGCCCTATCGAAGGAATAAACAATAAAATAAAAGTACTTGAAAAAAATACCTACGGCTTTAGAAACTATTACCATTTTAGGACAAGATTCTTTTAATAACAAAAATGTTTGGCCCAAAACAAAAAGGAATTAAGCAACAATTAGTTGCTTAATTCCTTCCTAAATTTCTTCATCAACACTATTTGACAAAGAGCCGAATTTAATCAAATCAGAGATGTCTGGAAAGATTGCTCATAAAAAAAGTGGGGCGAATTCGGGGCAATAAAGTTAAAAACGCTTGTGAATCAAGGGTTTTTCTGTATTTCTATCTTCCCTGCAGGAAAATTAGGGTGGATAGTAGAAAATACTAGTAATTAAAAATACAGTAGTTTAGCTTTTTTTACAATATACCATTTTTATCTTTTCCTAGCATTTTTTGGACATTTTGGACAAATTTTGGACAAGGTCTTTTTTAATTCCATCATCACATCTACTACCTTCTCTTCACACACAACCTCCCAAGGCCTAACGACCTCGCCTGGAAGGACATAGTCAAATACCTTACCATCCCTGCGGACAATCATGACCGTTTCGCCTTGGATAAATCCATTATCTACTGCTTGTTTTAGTTCGCTAAATTCTAACATGTTTTTCCTCCTACTTGTATATTCGCAATTTTTTTTAAAAATCGAAAAAACGGCAATTTTTAAAATTGTCCGTGATAAAAGCAAGTATTTTGCTATCGAAAATCAAAAAAACGCTATTTTTTTGAAATTAGCTGATTACCCGGTGTAATGAAAAGACCCTGACAAAGCAAGGTCTTTGTATATGTTTTTATTTTCAGTTTGTTTTCTTGCTTTGTATGTATTCATACAAATTTTCAACTGACTTCTCGTCTTTGAATCCTAATAGATGTGCATTCTGTGGATTACTTTTTACGATTGTTTTTAAATTTGACGTTATTTTTTTCCAATCGTATTTGGGATTAATTTGCGCCACCAGATCAATTATTATAAATATTACTATCGCTAATCTATTTGTAGTTCTATTACCTTTCTTGCTAGAAATAACAAAAAGATGGTTATCCCAATCTATATTTTTAACTGGTGTAGTCTGTAATTGAATATCTAAAATATTGGAATTATGGGCGCATATATTTCTGATAAAATTTAAACATTTGATCCAAGATAATAGCTCCTTGACGCTACAGTTATAAAAGCTGGCCAACTGTTTTTTATTATTTTTACTCATTAAACCAATCAAGTTGATTAATTCCCCAAACATCAACATATCAATAGTGAGCCATACTGATGGAAAACCATCAGAATTAAGATTTTGTACATTTTTTAATTCTGAATGATTCGATAGTTCAATTGTTTTTAATAGTTTGCTCTTAAAATAATATTGTTGCTTTTCGATTTCAAATTTTTTAAATTTTGTTCTATTCGTCCAATTTGAAAAATTTAAATACCCGAATGCTCCATAATTTTTCCCAAGAATATAGGACACCTTAGTTTTTAATGATACTTCTATTTTTTCAATTGCATGTAATAGATTAATTCTTAAGTTCTTATCCTGATAGTATCTAGTTAAAACTTGTTTAAATGTTATACCGTCATATGATATGTCGGCATAACCATTTTTTTTGCTAATTTTTGCTAACGGACGTGCAAACTCTTTTAAGCGATAGTAACTTATATGCTGTAATTTTTATTGGTTTAATTTAGCGTCTCCAATATCCATTCCTCTTTGTTTAAAAAGATCGATTTGTTTCTCCCATTCCAAGGCTGTTGGTGTATTCATACTTTCTCCAAAATCCAAAAAAAGAACCCTCATTTTCAGAACGTGTCTGCCTATAAAGGAAATGAGGGGATTGTCATCTGAATTTATTATACAATATTATCAATAATAGTCAACAAATATTATTATCTGCAATAACTATGTTTATAGATAAATTCAACATGTTGTATCTATATTTCTTAAAAAACAAAAACAATACAATATATTCGATTTTTTTGTTAAAATTTTTTTTCGGCAACAAAAAAGCCCAGCAGAAGCTGGGTTGAAAATACTATTTAAACGTACCGTAAGGAACGACATTACGCCGATTTGATTCTTCGCCTGCTGCCACATAGCGACGTAAACCGCTACGGCTGACATACGATACCCAAAAGTAACCGTCAGCAATATAGATCGAATCATAGTTAAACTGCTCGCCATAAGTGTAAGTAGCCACAATTTTACCGTCAAGACCAGGTTTGTCTCGGACGTTGAGCAAAGACACTTTAACAGTCATTGTCCCTTGCTCGTCTTTGTATTTTCCAATATTGCCACTGTTTGCCTGTGTCGCCACTGCAGTAGAGTCGCTGTAAGGTGGATAAAACCAGCCGACAAGATTGCTGATTTGTTGAGTGGAATACTGAGCAGGACCACCGACAGACAAATTACCTACCAAGTTTTGCTCGATTGTTTGGACGGTATTGCCATTGACTCCGATAATCAATCCTGTGTGACCATAGTTGATACCGTCACCTGCCCAGTAGTTTTTGACAAAAATAGCACCTGGACGAGGACGCTCAGCGGTAGGCATGTAATGTATCTCAAAACCATGTTGCTTTGCTGATTTAATCAAATCAATCGCATTGCCCCAAAGGGCCTTGCCAAAATACTTACCGCAGATCCAATTGGGTAGGTCTACACACTGCTTGCCGTACCAACCATCATAATCCACACCTTGACCACGATTGGCAAGGTCTTTGGCAAAATTAACTACTTCATTTACTGTCGTCATGTGGTTCTCCTTCAAAATAAATATTTCCTTCGCCCAAATCTGCTTTCAATTTTTCGGGCTGGATGGTCCCAGAGTTTTTGCTGGTGTCAAGGGTTCTAGGTTCGTTTCTAACCAATTTTTCAAGTGCGACAATTACATTTGCAAAAATGCTTGTATCCCCTTTTGCTTTGCCGTAGTTTTCTACCAAACTCTTAAAAGTCAAGATTAGATAGCCAACATAAATTGTGTAAAGAAATGCCACACCCGTCTGCTCGGGCAAAAGTACTGACATTGGAATTAGTACCGTGAGCAAGATAATACCCATTATTTTACGGATAAGACCGTTAATGCCAATTTTAGATCGATAATCAATATCTGGGTTGATCATAGCAGCAAACGTGCCCGATAAAAAATCAACAATTTCCATGGTTACGATTAACCCAAGCAAAAAGAGGACCAATCCGTCCTCTGTTACGATAAGTTCGCGTAAAAAACCAAACATCCCATGTGGATGTGGTTGCATTTTAGATAACATCATAGCCATGTATTATGCCTCCGTCCCAAAAGCTGGTTCAGACCAATCTGTGTTCCCGTTTTCGTCAAACTTCATAATGTAATAATCAGCCTTAAATAAATCAGCGACATTAATAGATGTTGAAATACCTCCCCACTGCGTATATGCCCAAACAGACTCAACGTCTACATATTGACGTTGGCCATTAACGACAGCTGGACGACGTTGTACATCGCGGTACATGTAAAAATCCTGTGTATCTGACTTGCAACGGATAAATTCACCATTTTCTTTCATGTAAACTAGCGCTGTCGCCAAGTCAAAAGGCTCAGTGATAGTTGATAAGTCGAGTAATGTGTTGTTAGTAGTTTCTGTCATGATTATTCTCCTTTTTGTTCTTCAAATTGTTCCAAGAGGTTATCAACCAAGATGACCTCTTGTGTTGTAAAAACTTCTTCACAGTCCAGTAGCCAGTTGAAAAAGTCTGTGAAGCGGTTCGTATAGTCACCACTAGAAATTGTGATCGTTTCTTCTTGTAATTCTAGTAGTTGTTGATTAACATCAACGACGTTGACGCCTTCTTTTAAAATAAAGTTTCCATCCTCTTGACGTGCTAATTGACCTGTGTCATCGATAACAACATTTTCTTTCAAAATGTCTTCTTCGTCAGAGCAGTATTCTTGCAGTTTATTGCTAACAGCACTGTAGACTTTAGCCTTACCACGATTAACACGCATAGATGTAATGCTTAACTTATCAATGATTTGTAAAAGACTACTTAAGTCTTTATTTTTTACATTAAATTTCATACTACCTTCTTTCTTATATCCACATAAGACCAGTTTTTATACATAACCTTTCAACGACTTTTAATAACGATTCTGTGTGACCGCCAATCCCAATATCTTTAACGACTAAACCACCCGACATAGTAGCCACAGGAATGTCACCCCAATCTTGAAGATTTAACGTTCCAAGATAAGATTTTTTACTTCCCAAACTAAATAAAGTTGTGTAGTCTGAACTTGTAATTGTAAAGGAATCACTGTAGATTTGAGTGGTTGCTGTTGGCTTACCGTCGACTGTAGTGTATAAATTAAAACTTACCCCCGATTGTCTGCTAGAATCACTTTTTCTAATCATAAATTTAGAACTTAGACCTTCTGGACTATAATTACTTTTTTCAGTCAGTAGGGTTGTTATTTCAAAAATTTTGTCATTTGCAGTTCTACGTATATAGCCATAATTGTTATTAAACAGAAGATTTCCATTGTTTAAATCAAAATTTGTCGCACCATTTGTACTTTTAAGCACACCGCCACTAATAAGATTTGCCGAAATGTCCGCGGACTGTACAGATGTGATAAATGCGTTTTGAGCAAACAACTGTTGCAGATAGGCATCATTGGCCATAAAGTTGTTAAAGAATGCTTGGTCAAACACAATATGACTACCTGTAATACTGTTGGTAGCTATCCTAGCCGACGCTAGATAGCCAGTTGTAACCTTACCAGCGTCTAAGTTAGCTATCTTAGCAGATGATATGACACCATCTTGTATGTAAGTTGTGCCCGTAATCTGCACTAGACTACCATCAATCTTAATAGAGCCATCTTTGTTTAGGTTGAGCTGATTGAGTACCGTGCCAGAGTTGGTCAGATTTTGAATCGCATAAGACCCAGCAAGTGTGCTGACCTGCGTTTTAAGTCCATTATCACCAGATACTTCCGTCACAAGCCCGTTAGCAGTCTGCGTAACCTTGCTGACATTGTCTAGGATACTGCCTGTAGTACCGACAGCACCGATAGTACGTGTGTGACTGTCTACTGTGTCTGTAACGTTATGTAGGGCTGTGACGGTTGCGAGGTCTTCGGGAGCTGGAGACCAGTCTGTTGCTACGTTGCCTGTTTCAAGTTTAGCCTCTTTACCAGTTATTATATCGCCATCTAAGCCATATACTCTCATTTTTATGTCGTTAATTTCAGTTCCTGTAAAATTTGTTAGTGTTTTTGTGAGAGTGTACTTTTTGTATTCCGTAGTGATGTGAAGATCGTAGGCAAAAGCTAGATACGTTCTATTTTGTCCCGTATCATCATTTATATAAACACTAACCGTAGTGTCTCTGTTCGCTTTAAGCCAAACTGTATATGTTAATTTTCCAATTTCTAAAGGTCTTGAAATAAAATGGTCAAAATTTCTATTAACAGTTTTTTCGTTTGAAGTGTTAAGTAGTAAATTCCTACCACCAATATATGTTGGTATCTTCGCCTCAACAGTGCTAATCTCAGTCCGTATCTGACCAGCCACAGTATCGACTTTTGTGCTTGCTATATTGATTTTACCGTCAAGCGTTTGAGTGCTTGTTGTTAGCTCGGTCAGCTTACGGTCAACAGTGTCTTGGTAGTTCGCTAGATTTTGCTTGGTAGTGTCAGCAGTAGTCTTTATCTCATTGAGTTTTAGCGTTGTTCCGCTAACATTTTCGTCGTAGGTAGATTTAGCCACATAATTAGCTGATATTAAAGTACGCTCGGCAGTTAACTGTCTGGCCGTCTCAGTCTTAGATGCCTCAAAATATGCTTGAGCTCGTGTGCCTTCCGCATCTTTGTACGTTTCTAGGCTAGTTAATCGGTTTGATAACTGCGTAGCTGTCTGCTCCGCCTCGGTCTTGTTTTGCGCGACCTTACCATCTAACGTGCTAACAGTTGATTGCAAGCCAGCGTAGTTTTGGTCAGCGGTACGCTTGTATGTTGCGATTTCTAATTGCAAATCCTCTATAGCTAGTGACCAGTCCGTCGGGACAGTCCCTTTTTCCAGTTTGAACTTTCTTGCATATGGCACTATACCGGTTCCATAAATACCGTAGAAAGCCAAAAAACTTTCGCTTAGTTCCATAATCCATTCTATCGGGGTAAAGGTCACATGATATCTCTTCCATTCCGTCGAAACGCCGATATCCGCATGGATACCTCTGTAGCGAGCCCCCGACCCATTTTGCATATACACATGGACCGCTCCATCCTTAGTTGCTTTTAAATCAAAGCTCAGAGTATATGTCACCAAACCATACCTATCAAAAACCTTTGCCAAGTCATAAGGCGTTCGCAAAAATTCCATAGCATTAGGGTCTTTACTGACATAAACGGTCTCCTCATCTGTACCCGTCAGTAAATTAGTACCACCAACCTGCAAATTCTCAAACCGTTCCGTCACTCCATCGATGCCACCCTGCAAGTCAGCGGTCTTACGATTGATACTCTCAATCTGCCCCGTTTGCGTGTTGACAGTCTGTGATAGAGATTCGAATTGGGTCCTCGTTTGGCTCAGGGTGTCTTCCACCGTCTTTGTCCTGCTGGTAACACTAGCAATGTCTCCGGCCACCTTAGAAACGGTTTTAGAGAGCTCCGTGACGGTTGTCTTCGTGCCATCGGCCATGGTCTCAACAGTCGTCACACGGCTAGTCAACGCTGTTTGCGCCTGAGCCTGCTCCAAAATCCTACCGGCTTGCAAATCAAGGTCAGTACGTAATGCATTAGCATCTGACTGCACTTTGACAGCCTTAGCATCAACCGCATTAACTTGATTTTGCAAATCAGTCTTAGCAGTATTTAACGCTTGACTAACTGTCGCAACTTGCGCTGTCGCGTCCGCGATAGCTTCGGTCTTGACCTGGTTAGCTCTAGCCATAGCGTTCGCCGCATCCGTTTTAGCTTGATTCGCAAGCGATTCGACAGACTGCGTTTTAGACAAAATATCCGCAACCTGCCTATCGTGTTCCTCGGATTGAGCTTGCATAGATTGGTTGACCGCGTTAATGCCAGCATCAATACTTTGCTTGATATTGTCTGCATAAAGCTCAGCTTCTGCTTTCGCTTGCTCGATATCGTCGTTAATGACTTCAACACGTTTGTCAAATTCAGCGTCAAAGGCTTGGTTGGCATTTCTGACAGCTCGTTCAATGGCAACTTCTTGTGCATTTCGATTGGCGCTCAAAATCACATCAGCAGCATTAGACACGCCACTAGATACACCGGAGCCTCCAACACCGGGCTTGTCATCAAACGTGATTGAGATATACTCTTCCGTCAAAGCGTTGTATTCATAGGCGATAGCCTTCTTGTAGAGGTCTACATCGTGCTTCCTGCTCTTGATGTTGACCGTGTCGCCCAGATGGACAACTTGCCCATCAAGCTCATAGGCCTCAATCTCGATGGCATCGGATATCTTATCAATACCCTCATTCTTAAACTTATCCTCAGCCCATTTTCTCAGCTCTTCCACTGTCTTAGCGTCGTTATTCTCGTACTCGTTCTCGTTGATATACGGATAATTCCCAATAAGTGGGCTATCCACTGTTACAGTTAAGACCGTATCAGTTTCAGCACCTTCCGCTCGAAACGTAGACCGTGCATGTATCCTAGTGACAACACCTTGAGAGTTTTTGGTTCGCTGATAGGACTTGAGGTTTTTATGCGTTGTGATAACAACCCCACGATCAGCACCACGGCTATGCTTGATAGATAAGGCAAAGTTGTCACGGACAAGCTCACCCTCCCACGTACCAACAATACTGTGTTTCCCGTCCAATAGGACAGAATAGAGCGTTTCTGTCTCAGTCGTGTTAAAAGTCCGACTGTCCATTATGTCGCTGGCAAAGGAGAAATCACCTAGCCCAGTCTTAGCATTTTGGACCATTTGAGAGAGAGCTATAGCACAGCCTTGACCAACCACACTCACAGGCCGAATTGACCGTTGCATGACATCGTCAGAGATATGATAGGCTGTAATGTCCAGACTATCATCATTCTCTACAGGTTTTTTGATGCGAAAAAGTTGCGGGCCTAGAACTGGGGTTGGAGCCTTTATCAGCATATCCTCTTTGATAAGCTGATAAACACCCGAATCTGTGATAGGATAGTGAACAGTCAGGTAGAAATCACCGTTGGTTTCTTCTTTGACAATAGCAGAGCTAGCTTCATGCAGTGGAATGCCATTCCATTTTACTGTCTTGGCATCTTTATCAAGTAAATAAAGCAACTATGCCCACCCCCAAACTGTTTCAAATTTTAATGACGTAATGCCTGGTCCTAAAACAACACCGACATTCTGCCCTTTAGCAGTGTCAATTGTGATAAAATCACCAGCCCACTTGATGAGCTTGCCAGTAACCGTCTTAAAGCTAGGATTGTCAGGATCATTGACCATCACAAGCGATTCTGAGAGCTTTTCAATCCGAATCACTTGGTCTCCCACCGTAAACGAAGTCTCAGAAGCGCTCTGGCCAATCACTGTAATCTTCGGAAAAGCAAGAGCCGACCCTTGAACCCTCAAAACCCCATTCCCAGTCAATGTCTGGGTATCTGTGCCTTTGAAAAACTTAGTTGGGTGGCAAATGAAGGTAACATCGACCACCCAGGCACCAAATTCATCTTTCCCAATCTCAAAGCTATCAACCTTATAACACCAAAGCCTAATAGTAGGTTCCTGTTCATTTTCCAACCAAAACTTTTCACGGTTCAAAAGAGCAGAAAAGCGATAAATTTCTTCATCGCTTGGATCAATTAGTGTTATATGATAAGGTTTTTCAATTAGACCACGATGCCTGTTTGATTGAACTATGGCACCACTAATTCCATCATGCTCCAATAAAGCTGTCTTGGAGGAAGAGACAATGACATTTGGTCTTGTTTCAACCAATACATCACACTTAAAAGATGATGTTTTCACACCATCAATGGTAAGTTCATTGATTTTTGTCATGCCATTCCTCCTCTCAAATTAGTTTTACGTTGTAATTCTTCAGCAATACGGTTTCCAACCACGTTGGCCAGTCTGTTTAGGTCAGCTTCTTCCCTGATAGTGATACCAGAGAAGTTGACGTTGATATTGTTCGATGTGTTCATCGTGTTGGCAATACTTTGACCAATTGCCCCCAGGGTTGACTTATTCAATGGCAAGATGGCTTCAGCACCAGCTTCACCACCAACCATAGCACGGTTTCCATTCATACCAAACAGAGTTGGTTTGGTCATGATACCACCCTTGGCATACCAGTCAATGCCAATACTTGGCAAGCCACCTTTTAGCCAATCCAGAGGGTTAGCAGAGCCACTCACACGGAAGTGTGGTAGTGGGATATGAGGCCATTTAATCCGGAAGTTAAACAGATTCTTAATGGCATTAACTCCGTTAGAAACTGCATTTTTCGCTCCATCAATTGCATTGGAAATAGTAGATTTTATGGAATTCCAAATATTGCTTGCTTTTGAAAGTATTCCATTAAAAATTCCTGAAATCGTGCTACTCAAATTATTAAACAAATTTGACCCAGTTGAAACCAGTCCAGACCACAAATTGGAAAGTGTGGAAGTGAAACTTGACCACAGAGACTGAGCACCTGAAATCAAACTTGAGAAAATATTGGACAAGGCACTAGTAAAGTTAGACCACAAAGACTGTCCAGTTGAGACTACTGAAGACCAAAGGCCAGAAAGCCAAGCAGTAAAACTTGACCACGCTGTGGTGGCAGTCGTGACTATGTTAGTCCACAATTCAGAAAGCCAGGTAGCAAAAGAATCCCACGTTGACTGAAGCCATTCAGTAATGGCTCCCCAGTTCATGATGGCCTGAATGATAAGTGTGATAACGGCAATAGCTCCTACTATTGCCGCCACTACAATTCCGACAGGCGCACCTATTGCCCCTATGGCAATGACCAGCGGCGCAATAGCACCAAGCAACATCATGACAGCAGTTGTAACTAGACCAAGAATCACGATAGTCTGTTGATCAGTTTCATTTAGGCTAGTAAACCAATTAACAGCAGATTCAAGCATACCCATCAAAGGTTCCAAAGCTGGAATAACATTCTCAAGAAGTTTACCTCCTAGTTCTGCCATTCCTTCCTTTGCTTGGTTGGAATATTGAGTTAATTTGTCAATTGGGTCTAGGGTTTCATCAAATGTGGTTGCAACAGTGCCAGAAGAATCTTTAGCAGCTGAAGCTAAATCATCAAAACTAAAAGCACCACGTTGAATGGCATCGACCATTCTAGGTGCAGCCTTACTACCAAAAACTTCTGAGGCAATACTTAAAGCCTCTGTTTCACTGGTAGAATTTTGAATAGCACTAACAGTCTCATTTAATCCATCAGTCAGTGTCTTGCCGTCTTTAGCGTAGTTAACTGCTGCCTTCGAAAGAGAGGAAAGTGCTGCAGAAGAATCAACACCACTTTTTTCAAATTTACCAATGAGAGCCGCACCCTCTTCAAACGAAAGACCTAGTCCTTTAATCTGTGGAGCACCATCTATTGCTTTTTGAACAATCGTATCTACAGACTGGCCTGTGTTTTGAGAAACTTTAGTGACATTGTCCAATACCAAGCCTAAGTCTTCAGCTGATAACCCATACGCTTCAATAGCTTGTTTAGCAGATATAGCAGAGCTTGAAATGTCTGTACCGTTAATCTCAGCATACTTGATAAGTAATTCAGATGCTGATTTCAGCTTTTCCCCAGTCAAACCGAACTGAGTATTTAATTCCCCAACGGCATCACCAGCATTCTGAAAACTGGTAGGCATACCAGTAGCAATGTCCTTAGCAATTCCCTGAAGCTCTGCTAAGGCATCACCAGTCAGACCAGTTTTGGTTGTGACTGTGTCTAAAGCCTCATCTATCTCAGACCAAGCATCTACTGTCATTTTTCCAGCATCTACCATTTTTTGGCCTGCTTGACCAGCCATGTCTGCAACATCCATCATGACATCTGCTCTCAGATAACTGGTTGCATCCTTGATTTGCCCACTTGCATTTCTACTGGACTCACCAAGATTGTCCATTGCACGGTCAATCTTCAGAACTTCAATTTCAGCTTGACCAATTTCATTTTGAAGTTGACGCCATTCGTCTGTGCCTATTTTCTCGTCGCCAAGTGCAGATTGTTTTCGTTTCAGTTCTTGGACTTTATCGCCTGCTAACTCTGATTGTTGAGCCAGCAACTTCATTTTTTGTTCTGCTAATTCGACATTATCGGGGTCAAGCTCTAGCTTTTGATTGACAATATCAAGTTCTTTAGCTACATTGTCAAGCTCTTTGTTGAGGTTCAAGATTGACTTTGGATCGCCGACATCTTCAATGTGTCTTTTTGTTGACTCCATTGCCTTATCAACAATCTTCATCTGTGATTCAACTTTAGCAATTTCAATCTGTAGTTTGTTCCACTGAGCTGACCCAACTTCGGATTCTCCAAGGTCTTTCTGTTGCTTCTTGAGCTCGGCTATCTTCATAGCGCCGACACGGGCCTGCTCTTGCAAGTTAACTAACTTCCGATTCAACAAGTCAACATTATCTGGATCCATCTTCAATTGTCTGTTGATGTTGGTGAAATCTTTTTTCAAACTAGATAAGGCATTGTTGATACCTTTTACAGACCTATCAAATTCAACAGTATTAGCGCCAAATTTGACGTATAATCCTTCAAACGTTTCAGCCATAACTTCCTCCTTTCTATTTAATCTGACATCACGCTAAGTAAGTCAGCGTTAGATAAGGTTTTCTTCTCTTCATGATTGATGCTCATTTGGTGAAGAGTTCCCATCAAATAGTTAAAGTGTTGGGATTCTGCCCAAAAAACATCCATCCTATTTTCAAAGATAACCTTATAGATTCTTTCAGAAGTTATGACTTCAGTTGAGGCTTTTTTTTATCTTGTGGCACCTTTGCTCTACTTCTGTTAAACTCATAAAACAGCTCTGAGAAAAAACCAATATCAATCAAATCACCAAACCAAGGAGCCAAGGAAGCTGTCTCAGCAGTTAGTTCATTCTGAACCAATCGACCATTTTCAACCTCACCATAAAGGCAAGGGATAACTTCAGTCAGGAAGTTCATGAAGTCTGGCTCCATCAGCAATGGCATGAGTTTGATTTTTTCTTCATCAGTCAAGTCAGTTGGTTTGCCATTGATACCAGATGCAAGAGCAAGCTGTGTATAAGCTGTCAGAGCTTTTTGGTTATCATCAAAGAAGTTATGACCTGTTCGTTGTTCATACATTTTGATAGCTGGCAGAGAATAAAGAAAGCGTACCGTTTCAGTACGCTCAATTTCTTCTCCGTAACCATCAAACGCTGTGAATGATAGTTCTTTTTTAATCATTAAGAGCCTCCGCCAACAGTTGTGGTAGGTGTAGTGGTTATTCCAAGAGCTTCATTGATAAAGTCAATAACTTTACCTGGTGAGTTATCAGCAAACAACTTGTCAAATTTCCCACGGACAGTTCCTTTGCTGTCATCGCGCCATACAATTTCTGACACAGGTTTCTTTTCAGAATCCAAAATGAAGTTATTTGGAGAGGCAGTACAAGGGATTTCAATTTCTTTTGGTGTTGCTGATGTTTCATCCGTTGCTGTGCTGCCTTTAGGTGCAGATGCCTTAACGTTCGTCCAAATGTGGAACTCTTCAATCTCGGCTCCAAACTCATCTGTAACAGTTTCAGCATAACCCCAGACGAAGTTATTATTGACCCCAGTATCAATCAAAGCTGGTGGTGTAGAGTTGGTCAGCTTCTTACCTAAGTGATCAATCATGAACTGTTTAGGAATCTGGTATGTTGTAATAGATCCTTCAGTGGATTTCTTACCTTGCAAACGGACATGCTCCACGTTGTCAGCGTAGTAGGCATTTGATTCCTGAGAAGTTTCAAATGATGTGCTTCGTAGCCCTGTAAAGGGATAAGGTTTCTGCAAGTCCAAGGTGCCAGCATCAGTTTTAGCAATTTTGGCATAAAAACCATTTGCGTTACCGTGAGTGACTTCCCTTGTATCGTATTTATAAGTCATGTAAGACTCCTTTCTTATTTGGGTGTGATTTTAATGGATTTCATATCATTAAGGAATTTCTCCTTATTCTTGAGGTAGGCTGGTCTGATGTGCTCTCTAGGGGCAACAAAGCCACCGTTTTTAGTGGCATGACCATTCTCTAATAAGTGGGATAGAGATTTTTCTTTGCCATTATTATGAACAATAGCGGCGTCATCTATAATGTCGTGTGTCCAACCCTTTTCATAAACACCGTTTCGTCTATGGCTTCCAGTTCTAATGTCATTTTCTGTACTTTGAGCAGCCTTCTTAATATTCTCTAAAACTTGATTCTTGATATCCACCTTCAGCGGTGTCATCTTCACGCTACCACTGCCCACTTGTAAACACCTCAAGTCTATAAGTTGTCAGTAGATAGTCAGTATCAGGTTGTTTTAGATTCAACTGATTTGGCTCACACATAAAATTAGACAGCATCAAATCTTCAATGCTGTCCAGTTTCTTCTTGTGGTAGTGACTGACTTGCACAGTCACTTTTCTCATGTGTACTCTATCATCAGCAGTAATGCTACTGCCTGGTGTTAACCGATAATACAAAATGACATTGTCAGGAGATGATTTTTCTTCACGCTCCATATAGAAAACCTTAGCCTTCAAAGGGTTTGTCTCAAGAATTTCTTGAATATCTTGTCTAGTGAAAAATTTCTTGGCCATTATTTAAGTTCTCCAAGTTCGATGATAGTGTAATGACCATCATCTGATTCTGTCCCAACGTTAACCTTGTACTCTTTGCCATTATATTTGACATAGTCCAGAGTATCAGTCACATAATTGGAACGGACACTAAACCTAGCAGTCAGAACTTGACCGTCTGCCATAGCTTTATCAAGCCTTCGCTGATAGATTTTCTCTTTCTCAGCTTTGACTTTCTTTTCTACGGTCTTTTTCTCCCAGACACCCTTTTCAACCTCAACACGCTCATCATAGCAAAGAATGATAGCTACTCTTGAAGATTTCATGTCTTCACTTCATAGATTGACTTGAGTTGATACAAAAGATTTGTCATCTCTCCATCAATCCATTCCATAGTAGCAGCACTACCTGTCATCAACGATTTATCAAATCGCTGAACACATCTTAGATGTAACCAGTCAAGCACTATCTCCCTATCTTCTTCCTCAATGTCTGTCCATCCCCCTAACTCCGTTTTTTCATCGATACGGATAACAGGAATAGCATTTCTTTGTAAATATGAAATCCCACTGTTGATATATCGTAAAAGTTGGACGTCAAAGATATCCTCTTCAACGTCAACCTCTACCATTTCTTTTATTGTGTTAAGGATTGTCATTTAGACTCCCCTTTCTATTTAACCAGCTGGTGTAGTGAACTTAACTGCAGATTTGTACTGAGCCAAACGACCACCCATAACGCTTGCAAGTTCAATGTGGCGTCGGTTAACTGTTACATCGTAATCTTCAAAGCGATCGGCTGCAACATCATCACCAATCATCTTATAAGCTTGGTCAGCAAATGCAATGATTGGGTTAGTTGCAGCGTCCATCCAATCGTAGATGTAAACTTGGAAACCAGCAATAATATTTCCATCAGTTGCAATTGGAGCAAATGGCTGAGGATCAATGTAGCGACCTTCTGCATCTTTGACCAATTTCAATTTACGAGCAATGGCTTTTGAGGTGACAAGAATTGGAGTGGTATTTGGAACCATCTTATCAATACCAGCAACCAGCGTTTCAAGAACAGTATTGTCAAATAGACCAGCAACGTTGATTTCTTGTGTTTCAAAGAGATTCGCTTCAGTTTCTTCAGCAATTGATTTGATTTCAGTGATTTTATCATCAGCGTTGGCTGCATTACCATCACCGATGACAACAGCACGTTCAATAGTTCGGATGAAGCCTTGAGCAAGTTCTCTCATCACATAGTTAAAGTAAGCGCCTGTTGTATCTTTCTTCAAGTCAGCATATTCAAACGCATATTTGATATAAACTGTTGCAGAGTTGATAGTGAAATCAAGGAATGTGAAGTCTTCATCTTTCTTAGTCTTACCAGCTTTGTGTCCTTTAGCTTGAGATGCTTGAGTTTGAAGAGCAACACGCACCGAATAACGTGGATCTTTTGAAACGTGGTTCAAGATGCCATTGTAGTTAGTAAAGGCATCTTGAATAGCGATAAGAACAGGTTCTGGAAGAATCTTAGTGAGGTTAGTCACTCCTTTTTCAACAAGGTTAGCTTCCCACGCTTTACGGGCGCTGTTTGAGCTACCTTCGTTGTCCATCAGAATACGGACAAAGTCAAGAGCAGCGGCTTTGGTTTTCAAATAATCCATAGGTGTATTACCTTTCTGTTTTTCTTTAATGATTTTAGCAGCTTTGCTGAGTTCTTCTTCTGTTTCTTCAATGTCAGAATCCAGCCCAGCAATTGTTTCCTTAATAGCTGTTGCTTGAGAAACCAAACTTTCTGCATCAGTTTTCAACTGTTCCAAGTCATCGTCTTCAATCGTTAAAGATTTCATCTTGGCTTCAATAGTGGCTTTTTTTAGCTTTACCTCAGCCAGTTCATCAGTTGCTTTTTGACGAGCTTCCAAAAGCTCAACGAGTGATTTTTTCATCATGTCTCCTTTAAATTTTTGCAAGTTTACTCATGATTGCTTGCCTCATGTTCGCCTGAGCGATTCGCTTATCAACCGCTGTCATATCAAATTCCTTAATATTATCAACAGTTGCTTGAGGGTTTGCTGGCACGGTCACAACAGATATTTCAAAGATTTCAACTTCCTTGAAAATCCATCCGCCGTAAGGTTGCTTAGCGTCAATAGGCTCATAATCTTTGATAAAGAACCCAATACTCAGGCTATCCAATGCCCCCATTTTCATGAGGTCATAAGTTTTCTTAGCCTCTGGATCACTAAGATTAAATGTTGAACGTGTTCGCAAGCCTTTTTCATCCACAGACAATTCATGCTTACCAATAACACAGTTGCGGTCATGATTAAGACACATAGGGACAACAGCCTTAGATTTCAGAGTGTTATCAAAACACCCCTTGGCCATCACATCGCCTTCTCTGTCTGTATTGTCATAGGTTGAAGCGTAAGCCTCAAAATGAAAGTCAGCTGATTCATCCTCAACTGACTTCACGACAAAAGTTTTTAGTTTTTCCATCGCTTACCTCCTTTCGTGAAAAATATGCCAACCGCCCACCCTTCAGATTCCTACTCAGATTCTTCTGCACCGATACGCACAGCATTCAGATTGGTTTCAAATACTTCACCGCCCTCATAGCCAGGTAAACCAAGATAGGTTTCGCGGAACTCATTTGAGTTCATCAATCCGGCATATTTGGATTTGAAGCCACCTTCAACCAAATCCTTAAATGAAATCATGTCAGCCATATCAAAGAAGACCAGTAACTTATTCCCCTGAGTCCGTGCTGTCTTCGTGAAGTATTTTCTGTTGATTTCTTCAGAATAGACACGCTGATACAACTTCATGACGCTAGAATAGTAGGCTCTATATTGTTCCTCAGTATAATCACAGGTAAATAATTTTTCATTGATACCATGAGCATTATAAAGCTGTGATTTCAAGAACTCTAATTCTTCCTTGGAAGCAGTAGAATAGTCTTTGCTAAGTTCCTGGAATTCTTCGCCTTGCTCAAGATAAGCAATGCCTCCGTTCTTTGCCAAGTCCAGCATACTGTCAACACGGTTTCTAGCTTGTTGCTTCAAATGTTGATCAGCTGCCTTAGTTGGTAGCTTTAAGAAACCTCTCAAGCTAGAATTGCCATCGCTAAGCTTTTCTGTCAAAGCATTCAAGTTAATATCAATAAGCTCAGTAATCTGATTGAGTTGAGCTGTGACATTCAACTTAGGATTTTCAAATACCCACACATCAGTAAGAGGAAGCTCAACAGCAACATCATCAAGCATAAGCTCCACGCTCTCGGCTGTCCAAGTCACTGTCTTCTTAGCAAGCCATATTTCAACCAGTCGGCCATTCTCCCAACGTGGCACAACAACTGCCACACCGTCACGCAACATGGCCCTAGTTACATTTGACCAAAAGACAACAGGCACTTCTAGTGGATTTGGTGAAACTGTTAGCACCTCAGCCAAATCACTATGCTCATACCAAACCATCGAATCGACACCGCCTGGGTTACGAGTAATCTTGACATGCTTAAACCTTAACTGAGCTGTGTCAGTGGAAATCTTATTGTAGATGTTATCCAAATAGATGGAGTTCCTACGCCAGTAGGAGATACTTCTTTGAAGATAGGTTCTTGTAGATTTCCGATTGTTTGGACGGAAAATCCTAGCAAAAACCTCCTTCAAATTATTCAAATAGTTGTTCATTCTTCACCTCAATCAAAGTAGTAGCTCAAGTCTTCCTTGAAATTTTCATAACAGATAAAGGCATCTAGCTGACTAGCAAAGACGTCAATCTTTTCTTTTGCCTTTTCTTTATTTGGGAATACGTTATTATTCGCATCTATCTTGACACGGACATTAGCATGGTTCCAAGTTGCCACAGGATCGTCAAAAATGATTTTACCCATCTTGGCCTTTTCCTTGTAAACCTTTAAAGGATTTGACAAGCTCTTGACCGTCTGTGGTATATCGTGGCAGATATCCCCATAATAGTCATTGAATAAGCGGATAAGCTCCTTAGCGTTCCAACGGTCATAACCAACTGCAACAGGAAGAATTCTATTCTCACTCATGAACTGCCTTAATTCTTCAAAGATATAAGCTTGGTCATTGTAGTCCAACTCATGAACATGAAGCTGGCCACTAAGTTCCCACTCAGCGTATTTGTCCCTCAGTTCTTTTGGAAGAACTTCAATCGTATGTCGTGGCATGAATTTCTTGTTCAAATAATGACGTTCTTCTCCACGTACCACCATGAATGAGACAGAACAGATATCATTGACATCTGATAAGTCAACACCAAGCACACAACGAGCACTCCGCTCATCATTTCCGACAAATAATCTCTTATCAAACTTATCTGTCCAACCCCTGCATTCTTCATTGCTAAAGTATGCAAGATAGTTGTTAACAGGAAGATTGAAAGTTTTAGCCATCAGCTCAGCTTGTTGTGCTGGATCATTCTTGCTCATCTCAATGTCACGAGCGATAGTTTCTTTCTCTGTTGTGATACCAAGTAATGGCATAGCTTTCTGCCACATAACTGGGTCATGAATCTCTGATACATCGTCCAACTGATAAATCCAAGGCATGACAGAATCATTGATAATCTTGTCATCAAGGATATCTACCCAGATGTTGTAATACTTATCAAAAAGCTTGTCACGCTTCGTTCCATTTGTGGAAATGTACCAGGTTATCCAATTCTTACGCTTACGGCTGGAACCATCATTCACAACCTTGATGAAGTCATCATCATAAGTGTGCACCTCATCAAAGATATTGTAGTGAGCATTAGTACCGTCAAGGCTTTCATAGTCAGAAGTCTTTATAGACATAAGACTGTTAGTTGTTTCATACAAAATACCTTGCTTAGTTGACCGTAGCATGTCAGCCTCACGCATATAGTGCAGCAAGCTTTCTTCATTCGACAACATAGCCCTTGATGCATTGAACAAATAGCCAGCCTGTTCACGACTGTAAGCAAGAAGCTGAATATCAGCACCCCACTCACCGTCAATGATTTGACCAACCTCACCAATAGCAGAACCAAGAGTAGTTTTACCTGTACCACGAGGCACAATAATAGGCACCTCATGAATAAGACGCCTTTCTTCGTAGTCAGTATATTCTTCCAAGGTATCAGGATTAGTCTTAGTAACCTCAACCGTATGATAAAAGCCCCACGTTGTTTCTAACCAAACCTTTTGAGGTAATGCTAAGCGTAACTTACCAGCAAGGCCTTTAGTATTGCTGCACTCTTCCTCAATGAACTCAATCCGTTTGTCAGCTTCCTCCTGTTTGAAGAGGTATTGCTCTTTATATCGCTCAACACGTCTAATTGATTTCATTGTGAGCTTACAAACACGAATCTTACCAGTATAGATGAGCTGAGCATACTTATCAAAATATCTCATCTCAACCATAACGTGCTAACTTCTCCTGAATCATTTCTTTGAGGCTGTCACCCTGTGGACTTTGCTTTTCAATCGTTGACATGATCTGCATGTTAAGTTTTTGATACTTTTCCATTCCATCAAGTAGGTACTTATCAGGTAGCTCACCGTCATTGATGACCTTATTGATTTCAAGCTGGAAGTTTTCAATCACTTTTTGATTGTGATTGTATTGAGTTTTGAGATTTTTCAACCCAACTGAATCATTATCACTGATTTCAAGTATTTTTTCTTTTGGAATCAGCTTGAAAGTCTTACGAGATAACTCAACACGTTCCTGTCTTGTGTACTTTTGCCGTTGATTTGCAAGCTTTTCCAACTCTTTGAACTGACTTTTGGTGATATTTGACCTAGTTTCTTCAAATATGCCCAGCTTTTTTCGATACCTGGTAAGGGTAGCACGACTTATTCCTAGCTTTTCTAAAACTTCATTGATTTTCAAAATCATACTCCTTTCTTGTATCAATTTTCGTCAATTTTGGGGGAGAGGTACACAAGAGGATTGACACCGTTATTATTCTAGCGCTGTCAAAATTCAAAATGGGGGGAGTCCACTAAAATTTAAAAATAAAAGAATCAAAAATAAATTTATATTTCGATTATCTAAATTCAAATTTATTTTATTTTGAAAAGTTTTTGTGTTGTGGCATTCCAAGCAAAGCAGCTGACAGTTCTTTTCGTTGAGTGTGATGGATTCATCTTGATAATTTATTTCATCAATCTCTATAACATGGTCAACAATACTCTTACCGTGAATCAAGCGTCCACAGATATCGCACCGCATACGCTTAGCTTGTCTGATTTTATTTCTCAGCGTTCTCCAAGGCTTTGAGTTATAGAACTTAATCTGCCAAACTCTGAACCAATCAGAATGTTTAGGGTTTCTATAGGACATCACATCGACCCAATTGCAAAACAATTTCTTGCAATATCTCTTGCAATGTCTCTAATCTCTAAATCTGCTTTACTCACTATTCTTTTGTCGTAGTTGATTAATGGGTTTAGAATATCATTGACCACGCTTGGCTTTATTACGATTTTATTTACAGGCACATTAGAATTGATATCAAACATTACCTCATGTCCATTTGCAATATGTTCCAAATCATTAGTTGTGAGATGGATTTCTAAAGTGCTGTTAGTTCCAAGACTAATTCCATCAAATGTCTTTTCATCTTTCATAGTATAGTCTCCTCCAACAAAAAAGAGAACACGCCTAGGCTTGCTCTCTGGTTTTTTCTCATGCTACCAATATATCAGATTGTTTTTGTCAATAACACCCCTTTTTTTGACAAGATTGTTTTCTGTTGGTCAAATTGTGTAAAATAACCATGCTGAACTATCTATATCTTATATTGTATCCAATTTTGTTTCACACTAGAAAACTAATAAGGTCAAGGCTTTGAGCCCACTTCAAAATATAAACTAGAAGCTTCCTCGTTATGGATAGTTGAAAAAATTAAAAAAATATTAGAGGCTAAAATTACTCATCTTAGTATCAAGTTCATCTTGCCTTACACAGATATAGATTAGTGTTACTGCTGGGCTTGAATGATTGAATAATGACATCAAGTCAGCAACGTTCTTGTACTTCTTGTAGTAATGATAGCCAAATGTTTTTCGCATGGTATGAGTTCCGACATTGTCAATGCCAAGGTCTTCAGCAGCTCTTTTAAGAAACCAGTAAACCGTTTTATAGCTGAGCGCCTTGTTCTTCCCAACACGACTCTGAAATAGATACTCATGAAGCTCCTTGTCTTTTACAAATTCCCTCAATTCGTTCTTGAGTGGCCTTGTCATCTTAATACTTTTATACTTACCAGTCTTTTGTTCCCTAACTTTGATATGCCAGCCTTGGACATCTTTGACCTTCAGCTTGAGAATGTCTCCAACGCGGAAACCTGTATTGATTCCCAAAAGAAATAGCATGTAATACTTTTCATTCCAAGATGATAGATAGTCCTTCATGGCTTGGATATCGTCTTTGTCTCGTAGCGGTTCAACAATATTCATCGCTTTGCTCCTTTCTCAAAAAAATAAAGCACCAAGGATTTCTCGGTGCTTAGCGACACTATCAATCTATCAGATTGTTTCTGTCAATTCTATATATTTTTTTGACAAGTTACATGAATAATAGTTTCGCAAGAGTGTCAAGGATGACTTCTCGTCTTCTGTAGATTTGCTTGCTATGTCTATATAAATAACCAGTCTCTCCATTCTGCATGATGTGCCAAATTTGAATCCAGTCATATCCTGTATGCTCGCCCCAACGCAAATGAAAGATTTTCTTATCATCAGGTTCGAGCAGTTCCAACAATTTTGAAATTGCTACTTGAAACTCTTCCAGTTTCAAAATCATAGGATCACTAGCATAAGCAATAGCTAGATTTTCAGATGTGTTGCATGAAGTGCCACTTCGACTTGATCCCGAATCGTCTATGTCGGGTATTGTTAAGTTCTTCAATGCATAGATTCTTTCTAATTCGTGTCGTCGCTGTCCGATAAGTTTATCAATTTTAAGATACTTACCTTCAAGCTCGAATTCAAGATAGTCACGTCTAGACTTACTTGCGGTCTTCTTTGTCAAGTTGTTCCTCCCATCTTTTCACAGCTTTAGCCATATTTGCAAAGGCTATGGATATACTTTCAAAGGCATTCGCTAGAAGTACACTTATTGCCTGTAGACCTTGAAAAATGACTTCAGGATTTTGTAACAACTCCTCAAGCTCCTGCGGTCTTCTTAATTCAGCCTGCTTAGCTTTCTTTTTCTTGATTCTTTTGTTCACCGTTCTGCTCCTTGTAACCAGATAGATACTTGATGCACTCTGCGAAATAGGCACAGGCTACCCACACAATAAATGCGGTCAGAAATGGATGTTGTGCCATAAACTCGTAACCGTTCATCGTTTCGCCCTCCATTTTCTCGTATTAGACCTTTTCTTAGCTGTTTCTCTAGCCATTTCATCCCAGACATAGTCAGCATTTTCAAGCATGAGGTCCACGCATTTGTCTTTTAGGGTCTCAATGACAACCTGGTCTTCTTCTTTCTCCAGATAGCAAGCTGCCAACTCCTTCTTCAGCTCAGCTATTTCTTGAACGTATCGGTCGTATGTAGTAATTACATTTGGACTATTGAATGTGATTGTTTCAACTGGACATCCGAACAAGGATTGTAAAACCATTTCAACGTTGTCAATAATTACTGGTTCATCCGAATATTTACGACCATCTGGACATCTAAATCGTGTATCTGAGACAGATAGCGGAAAAGGAATAGTATAGCCAAGCTGTTTTGCAAACCTAAAAGTATCATCAGCCATCCTACGGTTAGCACAGACAATATAATGTCCTGTCGCATGACTTTCCAAAATAGCCATTGTAGTTTTTCCGAGGCAACGCCCTAATAAAATAAGTTTAGTCATTATTCTTTTTCCTTTGTTTTCTAGCTTTGTTTACACGTATTTTCAACTCAATCCTTGTTAATGGAAACAATAGAATAATAAGTGAATAAATCAATAATTCCGTTAAAAACAACATAATAGTTGCATATATATTTAATAGCATCCCAACAGGGTAAAATATCTTTGAGTAATGTATGCACCAATCAAAGTATTTCTCCCGCTCTTCTTTATTTTCAGGGAATATTTCCCAGAATAGCTTCTTGATCCGTTTGTTCATCATATCCTCCTAAAATTTCATGAAGGTCATCCAGTGGGTAGTCCCACGTTGTTGACCAAAGAGTGGCTGATGCGGTACTAATTCCAAGATTTCTTTGACATTTACTTGTGCATCGGACCACTTAAAGATTAGTGTTCCACCAGTCTTTAGCACCCGAAAACACTCTTCAAAACCTTGCTGTAAGTCAATTCTCCACGTCAGCAAATCAAGCTGACCGTATTGAGCACGCATAAATGATTTCTGCCCAGCCCATAACAAATGCGGTGGATCAAACACAACTAAGTTAAAGGTTTCGTCATCAAAAGGCATATCACGAAAATCAGCAACCACATCTGGCTTGACATTGATTTTCTTACCATGTATTTCAAACTGTTCTTCCCGTCGGTCCATGTATGTAGTATGTGGCTCAGCCTTGTCAAACCAAAACATCTTACTGCCACAGCAAGCATCTAATATTCTTATTCCGTCCATCATTCCTCCTCAATCAAGTAGAAATTGCCATAATCTTTCAAAGCCCTAGAAACATGGATTGCAGCTGCACGACTAGCGAACCGCATAGCCTGTCGCTCATTGCCATAAAAAATATCAATTCCAGTACAGCTAACCTGTACTTCTCTGATAAATGGTCTATCCTGCTTCGAGCCATGTTTAAGTTTCACCATTTTCCATAGCCTCCAACTCAGCGTACAAATCAGCTAGCACAGCTTGCCCTTCTGCCGTCTGCTCATTCTTAATTTCTTCACTTGCCCAATCAGGCACATTTGTTTGTGTAGTTTTTTGAACTTTAGGCACCATGTTCAGATACTTATCAAAATTCGACTCTCTGAACAAAGTTGACGGTTGGAGATATTTCTCCCATTCTGTACCGGTCCAGTTAGCTACCATGTTGTCAATGACCTTTTTGAAATCATCCAACTTGTACCCCTCGCTCCACCTAGCCTGAAGAATTTTCTTATTGCTATTCGACTGATAACGATAAGACTTTCCAGTGGCTGAATTTAAGTATTCAATGATTTCCTTAATCGGACATATATTATATATATCTTCTTCTTTATCTATTTCTTCTTCTTTATCTAGTGCGTTACCATGTGTTACTGTAACGTTACATGTAACGTTACTATTTGCCAGTTGTTTCTGCTTCTCCCGATACTTTGCGATACGCTTCCGAGCTTGTTCCCTAGCCTTTTCCATACCCTCTACACTCTGATGTTTCTCCCAGTTTGGAATAGTAATGGCATTATTTATAATCTCAATCATCCCAAACTGCTCAAAAGTTTGAAGTGCAGCCCGAACTGTATTCAAGGGCCTGCGAAACAAAGTTGACAACATTTCGTCTGTGTAATGCACACGGTCATTCATCATCAGAACACCACTGTAATTCTGCTTGCCAGCAAGAGTAAGAAGCTTAAACCAAACCACGATAATCGTGTCGGCTTCTGGCAAAGACTCAATCAGCAGAATTTTCTCGTCGTCAAAAATATCAGTGACAATCTTAATCCATTTAATCTCGCTAGCCATCATGTTCTCCTTGTCAAAATTAAGTGATCAATGCGCTCTCGGACAGATGTATCGGGAATCCAGTCAAGTTTCCGCATTCTCGTTACATATCTCACATCTATACCGAGCAATACCGCTAGTTCATCATTAGTCAGCTCACAATTTTGTACCCAAATAGCGTAATCCACCCCTGTATTAGACTTCAAATCAACTACTCGTTTGGGTACTTTGTGGGCGAATTCATGTCTGCGAACCATCCCTCTCCTCCCACATCTCAGCCGTAATGCCCTTATTCCAAAGGTCCTGTTGGTAAATTCTAGCATTTTGCCATGTTTCGAAAGTCTTTTTATAATAATACTTCCGACCACGAACCTTTTTATTTATTTTTGCCACAATCCAGACCATAGTTAGACCTCACGATCTGCCAATAGCTCAGCTTGGCACTTGTTGACACTTTCAAAGTAATCAATCTGTCTGTTTAACTGGTCAATCAGTCTAGCCTGACCAACGCATTCCTGATTTTTCAGCAAAGCCAGTTTCTTGTATTCCTTGGCTGTGTGCCTTGCGTTGGCCAATTCACGTTCCAGATTATGTTGGCTTTCAGGAATGTAGTCATCTTCCTCAACACTCAAAAATTTTTTCATCATTTCCAAAAATTTCATATAATCTTATCCTCCGTAGTATGTCCGAATTTGCAAGTATCTCAAATTCCGTTCTGGTTGCTTTTCTTCAATCACAGGCTCTTTAACCTCAATCTCAACAGGCTTACGGATCAGCCAGATTAATATTGGGGTCAAAATAGCAATAAATGCTAAACCTTGTTCAGCTGTCAACATCAATTCTTCTGTCATATCCATCTCCTATGCCAATACTTGCCAATTATCCCGTAGCCAGACACGTACGGCATCCCTCGGAATGCGAATACTCCCGTTTTCATTTCTGATCACAGGCATGCCTTTTGAGATAAAATATTTCACAGTCGCATCGCCGATTTTCAACCACTTTCTAAATTCCGCTTGGGTCATGACTGGCGGATAAGCGTTGTCAGGATCAAACATCTCCGACTTCTCAGCCCATGCCATAGTCATGATGTTTTCCATTTTCTCTTTAAAAAAGCTTTCAAAATCAATCATAATATGTTACACTTTCTTTGTATGTTTATATTTGAGCCTGATTGCCCTCAGGCTTTTTGTATGTCTTCGTTCAAAAACTTGTTGATGAAGTAAGTCTGACCCTTGCCCGTCATCTTGGTCGTCTTGCTGATCCGAATGCTGCCGTTCGGCTCATGGTGTGTCCGCTCCTTGACCTCAAACAAGCTCATATCCATGGACCTCTGTGTCGGCATATTGTAGCTCTCTCCACGTTTCCGAATGAGAAAACCATTATTGCGCAACCACTCAAACAAGCGATTTTGACCGATATTGTATCCATTCTGGCGCAAAATCTTGGCAAAGTCCCCAATCAAGATAGATGAAGCACTAGCCTCAACCGCATTCGCAAACAATACCTTGGACTTGTCCGCCTCAATCTGTGCTTCCAGCTGATGCACCTTCTTGTCAGCCATAAGCAATGCACGAGCCATAATTTTCTCTGGACTGTTGAAGTCTTTTTCTATTTGAATAAAATACTGACGTACCTGCTTGCCACGGTCTGTCCGTTGGATCATAGCAATTTCCTTGGCCATGTCCAGCTTGATAATGTGGTCAACAGCTTGGCGACCTCCCGTACTTTTTCCCAAATTTGGGAGAAAGTCCTGACCTTCGACAAATCCATACTCGGTCATTCTTTCAAACCAAGTTGTATATCGTGAATTGACCCCCAAAGCCTCATGCAACTGCCGACCTGACACCACAGGCTCTTGATTGTCGTTCACATTAACGTTAATAATTTCGTTCATAAAATCCCTTTCTAATGTGAAAAATTTGTTATAATAAAAATAAAAACGAGGTGCATTATGGATGAACTTCTACCCACAATTTTGACTTCATTTGCAACAACGATGGCAGTTAAAGGAGCAGAATCTCCTGCAAATACCTTTAATGAAACGTGGAAATATGTTTTTGGTCCAATCGACAGTTTTTTGATAAGAAAAAACGAAAAACGTAGAATCGATAACGAAAAATACATTCTATCTCTCACAGAAAAGGTTGAAAAAATCCCACTTGAACAAATACAAGAACCTAAAATCAGTATTCTTGGTCCAGCTTTGGAAGCTTCAAAATTTTACATTGAAGAGGAAGAAATTCGAGAAATGTTCGCATCTTTACTTGCATCCTCTTTTGATTCTTCAAAAAATCCTCAACTTCACCACTCATTTGTCGAGATTATCAAGCAAATGAGTCCACTAGATGCTCAAAATTTAATTAAGATTGCTACTTTTAGACGATTTCCAGTTGCAAGATATTCCATAAAATTCGAAAACAATACTACAAGTCTTTTGAAAAGCCTGGTATTTATTCCAGTGGAAAACCTTGCTGAATCAGCTGATAATTCTATCTTCGATTTTGATAGACACGCTACATCGATTACAAATTTGGAAAGACTTGGGCTAATAAAAATCGATTTCGGATTTTGGCTTTCGAGTGATAGTAGATATTCTTTACTCGAAAACAATCCGCTTGCAGAAGCTTATAAAACTTCATACATTAACGAGAATAACAATGAAACTTTACATATAAGCAAGGGAATAATTGACATTTCCCCACTTGGTATGGACTTTTATACAGTCTGCCTATCTAAGTAACTTCTGTACCAATTCTTCAAAGTGTTCTCGCAACCAAATATCCTGCTTGTCGAAGAAATCGGCAAGCCATTTTTTTGTCATATTTACATGAAATGCCATTATGATTAAAGATGTTAGCAACGATGTAATAAAGCTAACCAAGATGCTTATAATAAAAAAATTCATCTTTCTTCTCCTCTAACTTTTGAAACAGAACTATTTCTTGTTTTTCCTAATGCCAACACAGTCTCCCACACATCTAGCCCCTCAAGGCTATCAATGATCAGTTGACTGAGCTGGTAGTTTTTCTTTTGCCAGTTGGCAATCAGCTTGCTAGTCATCATCTTCCACCACATTCTGCACTTCCACAACCTCAATATGAGCTTGCTTGACTTTCAAGTCTTTAGAAGCACATAAGCGAATCAGAATGCTCACTGCTTCACCGATTTTCAAATCATGCTCGTTGGCAAAATCTACAGCATATTCATACGCGTCCGATTCAATACGGACCACTTTTTCAGCTATTTTCATTTGTTCCTCCTCAAAACTTCTTCCACGGATTTTCAATTCCCAAGACAGTAGCAACGTTTTGCTTTACATTGTCACTGCCTTTTCCGTAGCGTAACAACTCAGAAATGACAGAACTAGACACGTTAACACTTTGAGCCAATTCAGACTGTTTCATATCTAGCTCAATCAAGCGAGTTTTAATCAGAGCTTTGATTTCTTTTAACTCCTTGCTCATATTTTTCCTTTCTTAAATTTGGTATAATAGACTTGAAATCTTTATAGAAAGGAGGTCAAGTCATGGATATAAATCAAGTTCGCATATTGGAAGCGTGCCATAAATTTTTGATTGGCATTACTTCTTGTAAAGACACACTTCAAGATGATACTCTTGTCTATCTGTACCGAGGTCAACGAATTACGTTTGAGTCCTATCAGGAATATAGCAATCTGACATTCACAGATTACTATTTGCAGTACGGTCGCTTATACGGAGAAAACAGCTATATTAACAATAGGCAGGAATTGGTTGACATCTTCCCTAGCGAAGAGCATTTACGGGCTTTACAGAGAATATCTGATGCCGACCAAGCTCGAATCCAGATCGTCAAATTGCTGACCCAAATCAATCTTGAAGTGCTATCTTCCAAGTATTCTGTCTTGAAAAAAGATAATTTCGGATATGATTTCTACAATTTCGAAACCAAAGAAAACTATCCAATCTATCTTTTTTCAGATAATGACAACTTTGAGCTAGTTGCTATCAGTTGATACAACTTCGCCTTCAAAGTCGAACGTTTTTAGCTCGTGAGCCAGTTGTTCAAGTTCACGGGCTTTTTTATTAAACTCATTGCTCAGTTCAATAAAACGATCAATATTTACAAGTTTGACTGTTACAGTCATTGACCCGAATCCCATAGCGGTTCCTCCTTTTTTTAAAAAATTAGCTAAAAAGTTAGCGAACTCCTTGACAACCTTAGTCAAATGTTTTAAAATGAGAGCATAGAGAAAAGACCTACTAAAAGTAAGGTTTTACCTAGAAAACGGACGCCAATCAGTTTCATTAGGCTTTATTTTTTAGTTGTCTTATTCGCTAACTCTTTAGCTTACGAATATAATTTTAAAACATTTGACTAAATAAGTCAATGATTTTGTACAAATATTTTAAAATTATTTTTTCGTGTGCTTAGAAAGGTTGATAATTCAATGTTTGTAGCATTCGACAAAATAAAAGAATTAGCTGATAAACAGGGTATTTCGATAAATACTTTAGAAGAAAAGTTAGGATATGGAACAAATACTCTTTATCGTTTAAAGAGAAGTAATCCTAGTTCCAAGGTATTAAAAGAAATTGCTGACTATTTTGGTGTTTCTGCCGATTATCTCCTAGGTAGGACAGATAATCCACGGATTGCCAGCGATGAACAGAGTGACCCTGCTATTGATAATCTGACCCAGCAAGCTATTGTGATGTTCCGTAAGGAAACTGAAGGTCTATCAGATTCTGAAAAAGAACGATTCAATGTTGCTCTTGCAGGATTGATGAAGACAGCAAGACAACTGATTCAAGATGATTCTAATTGGAAGTAGGTGGTTTATTGAAATACCAACTATTAACAAGGAAACAATATTTTGAATATCACGGAAAGGCTTATCAGATATTAAGTCAAATTGGAAAAGACAAAGAGACTATTCGCTATCAGGATATCATTAGATATTTTGAACAGCATTATCCAATTCTCTTTAACTTTATTGATTACGATGAAATGCAAGAACGCTTTCCAGAATTGCCTGATTATCAACCAACCGACGCTGATATTAAGTATAGAGGTTTGGTTGCCAATCGGACAGTAACCTTTACTGATAAGGTTCTGTGTGAAAGCTGTGCTGGTCTGACTGTACCAGACTTAGAGCTTAGACGCTACATCATCTATATCAATCAACATACAAACACTAAGGGTCGTGTTATCTTTACTATTCTACACGAACTTAGTCATATATACTGCCACCTTAAAGATAATCAAAGTCCGTCAATCTATATGTCTCTCATGAGTAAGAATGCAAGCGAGAAATATCCAGACGAACTTATCCCAATCGAAAAAGAAGCTGACACTGTAGCTTCGATTCTATATCTTACAGATGAACGAATCAGAAAGGCACTCACGACGAGAGAACTTTTTGAATCTATCCAACGTGAAACTCACATCAGCAAACCTGCTCTACATAATAGATTGATGAATTACTTAATCTATAATTTACAGTATGCTGAAAGCTATGCCTTGAAGTTAGTAATGAATTATCGACAAGGTGGGGATCAAATTTTTAATATCTTAAGACTATGACAAAAAAGGAGGATCTGAATGAACGTTATTTTTACTTTATTACTACTTGCAAGTGGATATTCCATATGGTTTTTTGCAAAAAAAAGAAAGAACAAAAAATATCGAAACTTTTCTATTTTGACTTTTGTTTTATCTTTCATCCTGATAGGAATTACTTCTCCAACGGAAAAAACTACACAAAATAAACAAGATGAAGTGCATTCTGAAGCTTTAAAATATGCCAATGAAATTATTTCAACACCTGCATCATTTTCAGAATATACCTTCAAGGAATATCTAGTTAATACTAGCGAAAAATCATTCTCAAGTGATACTGTTCAATATATAATTGATAACATATCTGAAGATACTTGGGTAAATGAAGCTTTAGATATTGCAAAAGAGGAGCGGGAAAACGGGAAAACTGATGATGAGATTCTTGCTAGTCTAACGAATGAATATGTAAAATTCACTCAAAGCCAGGCTGAGGCGGCAATTCAACAGCTAAACAAATAAAAAAGCCCTACGCTCAACTTTGGACGGTCAGAGCGTAAGGCGAATGAAAGCGTAGTAAACATCCTAATTGATTAGGTCTCTTTACTATACCCATTTTATCAAAAAAGAAAGGGTAAATCAATGGCATCTTATCGAAAACGTAGCAATGGCTGGGAATATCGTATGTCTTACAAGAAACCAGACGGCACTTTTGGCTCCAAGTCACAAGGTGGTTTTAAAACAAAGGCTGAAGCTGTCATTGCAGCTTCTCAAGCACAGATTGACTTAGAGAATAATGTTGTTGTCGATAAGACCGTAACTCTGTCAGATTACTTTGAGCAGTGGGCAGAAGTACATAAAAAACCTCATGTAGACCCTGTCACGTACGAAAAATACGAGTTTACCCATAATAAAATACTGGAATACTTCCCTGATGTCAAGATGCACAAAATCACCCCTACAAGCTACCAGAATGTGCTGAATTTAATGGCAGATAGATTTGTAAAGGAAACAATCAAAAGGATCAATTCCCATATAAGAGCCGCCTTAAAAGTTGCAATTTACGAAGGAACGCTGAAGAAAGATTTTACAACGTTAGTCAAAGTACATTCCAACGTTGAATCTAAATCTGAGGAAGATAAATTTATTGAACTGGAAGAATATCTTGAGCTGATTGCCCACTCTCGAAAGAATATCAAATACCAATCCCACTTTTTTATCTACTTAGTATCGAAGACCGGTCTTAGACCTGCAGAAGCTCAAGGACTGACAACAGATGATATGCTGGATATTTTAGAGCTAGTTGTAAATAAGTCTTACAAGATAAATGGCAAAAACAAAGGCTGGAAAGGGACCAAAAACAAGCAATCAAAACGTAGAGTCCCTTTTGATAGTGATGTCTGGGAAGCCTACCAAGAATATCTCAAAACAGGCTACATAGACAATCCAGAGAAACGGCTCTTTGTCAGAGCATCTGATACAGCGATTAAGAAGATTATCAGAAAGAGGGTGAGCAACAAGCTAGCATCACCCCACAGTCTCAGACATACCTATGTTAGTTATCTCAAGCACAAGGGAATTGACATCTTGACTATATCAAAATTGATTGGCCACAAAGATGTTTTGGAGACACTAAGAACCTATACGCACCTATTCCAAGATCAGCGAGAAGAAGATTTCGAGAAAGTTCGACAACTCTTTTAAAATATTTTGGACAAATTTTGGACAAGGAAGACAAAAAGCCCGTCAAATCGGGCTTTTTTAGGTGGTTTCTATCTCCCCTGCAGGAATCGAACCTGCAACTAATTCTTAGGAGGAATTTGTTATATCCATTTAACTAAGGGAAGTCTGCCTTTCTATTGTAACTCAGAAAAGGACAGAATGCAAGACTGAGACTGTTTTAGTCTGCTGCATGTTTACGGTATTTTTCCATTTTTCCTTTGAACAATTCCCCATTACTTGGGGCGGTATAGGTGATGGCATTTGCTCCAGCTGCTATAACTTGACGAATGCATTCTTCGGTTGGTCCACCAGTTGCCATGATAGGAAAATCGGGATACTCTTTCCGAATTTTTTCTACAACTTTCGGGGTTTCAACACCACATGAAACATTCAAGATATCAACCCCCGCTTCAATCCGAGATTTGATATCAGATTTATCTGAAACAACTGTATAAATAATGGGAATATCGATGACCTTATTGATTTCCTCAATTGTTTCAACAGTTGTTGGGCCATTTACAACAACAGCATAGGCTCCCTCTGATTCAGACAATAAGCTCATATTAGCCGAACGCACACCAGTTGTTAAGCCACCACCCACGCCAGCCAGAACAGGTACAGAAGCAACCATCATGATACTCTTAATAATGGCAGGAATTGGAGTAAAGGGATAAACCGCTAGAATGGCATCCGCATTATGATTCGCAATAATTGAAACATCGGTGGTAAATAAGATGGAACGAATGCGACGACCATAAATGCGAATACCACTACATTCTTTTATGACTTCGGGCATTTGAACAATATCTTGTCGTAAATCAGACATGACTGATGGGATATGTGGTTGAGTCATCATAATACCTCCTACGGTGGTTTAACAATTTAATTACCCTGCCAATTGGCCAGCCTGAAGCTCATACATCCGATGATAGGTTCCCTTGAGGGCTAGTAATTCTTCATGGCTACCTGATTCAATAATTTTGCCTTTATCTAAAACGTAAATGCAATCTGCATCTTGAATCGTTGATAACCTGTGCGCAATTGCAATGGTTGTACGTCCTTTTCTCATTTTTTCAAGTGAATGCTGAACAGTCTGTTCTGTTTCAGAATCAATATTAGCAGTCGCTTCGTCTAGAATCAAAATCTTGGGCTGGCTAGCCATGGTTCTTGCAAACGCAAGTAACTGCCGTTGCCCAGTTGAAAAGGAAGAACCCCTCTCTGTAACAAGCTGTTGGTAACCATTAGGTAATTTTTCAATAAATGGTGCTGCATCAACAAAACGAGCAGCTTCAATAATGTCATCCTGACTGATATCTTGATACATTTGAATGTTGGAAGCAATTGTTCCATGATACAAGAACGGTTCCTGCAATACAAGCCCAATATTAGAACGCAATTCGTGAGGTGCGAATTGACGTATATCTTGTCCATCAATGAGGATGCGGCCCGATTGAAATTCATAAAAACGCATAAATACATTTATTATGGAAGATTTTCCAGATCCTGTAGCCCCAACAAAAGCAATGGTTTGTCCTTTTTTTACTTCGAATGAAACATGATCCAAAATTTTCCGCTTGCCATCATAAGAAAATGACACATCTTCAAAGACAATATCCCCTTTAATGATTCGCACATCCGTACTCTCTTGCCTTGGCTCCTCAATCGTTTGATCCATTAGAGTAAACACGCGCCCCGCAGACACCATAGAAGTCTGAAGGGTTGAAAAGTGTTGGGTAACTTCTAAAAGAGGATCAAATAAACGATTGGCATATTGGATAAAAGCATAAATGAGTCCTGCGGAAACCGGTGCATCTGACCAATCCAAGCCAAAATAGGTCATTAGAAAAGCATAGGCTAGTATTTTTATCAGCGAAAGAGCAGGTCGCAAAAACAGGCTATCCAAAGCCATTGACCGACTGGCAAAGGCTAGATGTTCTTGATTAATAGCTTCAAACTCATCAGATAAACGTTCCTCTTGTCTAAAGGCCTGAATAATCCGAATTCCCTCAATACTCTCAGCAAGTTTACTATTGATTTGACTCAATAAACTCCGTGTTTTTTCCACAACGGGTGCTGCTTTTTTTCGATACATATTCACCAATATAAAAATGATTGGTAAAAAGAGGACAATGAGGCTGGTTAATTTCCACTCAAGAGCAAACATGGTATACAAAGTGACAGCTACGACAAAAATAGCGGAAATGAAGCTGGACAGTATCCCAGAAAACATCTCTGAAATACTCTCCGTATCATTTGTCAATCGAGATACAATCGAACCACTCGGTGTTTGATCAAAATAGGCCATCCCCAAAGATTCCATTTTAGAAAAGGCATCCTGGCGAATATCTCGAACAATACTGTAAGAAACCTTAGCAAACCAAAAATTGCCAATATACTGAAACAACATCTGGAGGATATACAGACCAAAATAGCCACCTAAAACCAACAAAACCCCATCTGTTACTTGATGGACATAATGATCAATGAAATAAGATGCCAGCAAGGGAATGATACTACTAATAACTGTGGTTAACAATAAAAAACTTAAGGCAGCGATGGTTAGAAATAGATAAGGTTTGACATAGGACAATAGCCGCCAAAAGACATTTTGTGGTGCTTTCTTATTCAT